ACGCGGAGACTTCGACGGCTCTCGCTGCGTTGGTCATGGCCCGTGATGGTGGCGCGCGTCAGTGGCTGTGCAAGGGCAGGTGATCGTTCGCACTGTTGGCTACGATCGGGGCATGACCCTGGCGAACCGACTCAAGATGTACGCCGAGCGTGAGCAGACCTCCACCGCACCCGCCGAGGAGCAGCCGAAGCAGGCACCGAAGAAGCAGGCAGCGGCCAGCCGGAAACGCAAGGACAACGACTGATGGCTGTCGTCGGTGGCACCTGGACTTTCTCTGGTGACCCGGCGTCATCGGACAAGGACGCCGTCAGATTCCTCATCCGTGATGTCGACTCGCGCGACCAGATGTTCTCCGACCAGGAGATCGACTACGCACTCGGGCTGAAAGGCTCGCAGCTCGGCGCGGCAGCGATGCTGTGCGACATGGCCGCGACGTCGGGGGATCTGACCGACAAGCAGGTCGGTGACCTCAAGATCAGCGGCAGCCAGCGAGCGTCCCAGTACCGGGCGCTCGCCGACCAGTTGCGACGACAGGTCAGCTACGGCGTCGGGATCTACGCCGGAGGCATTTCGTACTCCGACAAGGAGAAGTACGAGTCGGACCCGGACGTCAACCAGCCTGCGTTCTATCGCGGCGAGTTCGACTACCCGCTCACGAATCAGGACGGCGACGGGCAGCCTTCGTCGACCCAGTCCGGTGTCGGCTACAACAGCTACCTGCGGAATGCGTGATGTCGTTCGAGCGCGCCTACCTCGACCTGATGCCGGACACGGTGGTCATCACCCGCCGTGTGGCGTCAGGCACGCCGACGTTCGACGGTGTGCCTACCTGGGATTCGGTCGGGTCGACCTATCAGGCGAGGGTGACACCACGCCGCCGCTCACAGGTCGACTTCGTCGATGGCACCGTGATCCAGTTGACGCACGTCTGCTGGGTCGCGTCGACCAGCACAATCTCGCCGCAGGACCGCATCACGTTGCCTGACGGGTCCACGCCTCGCATCGTCGGCGTGACAGCACCCGCCGATCAGGACGGCACCCACCACCACAAACTGGAGCTGGGATGACGGTCAGGGTGACGCTGGACGACAGCGACGTGCTGGCCTACCTCGACCGGCTGGGCGAGCCGCAGCTCGGCAACGCTGTCGGCGAGGCGCTGTTCGCTGAGGCGTGGGAGATCATGGGCAAGTCGCACCGGGAGGTGCCGGTGCGTGACGGCATCCTGAAGAACAGCGGCACGGTGCTGCCACCGGAGCGGCGCAGCGGCAGCGTCGTGGTCGAGATGGGGTACGGCGGTGCGGCGTCCGCGTACGCGGTGGTGCAGCACGAGCGCACCGACTTCGCGCACAAAGTCGGCAAAGCCAAGTACCTCGAAGATCCGCTGATGCAAGCGGCTCCGAACCTGACCCGCAACCTGACTGAGCGGCTGCGTGACTGGATCAAGGACCAGGCAAGGTGAGCAGCACCGGACTGTACGAGGACCTGGGCCTGTACCTCGCGGCCGGTGACGCCCGCCTTACCATCGGGCAGACCCTGTTCGGCTACCAGCTCCCCGACTCGACGTCGAGTCCTGACGTGTCATCGACTGGGCCGACGGTGGCGATCATCCCTGAGAGCGGGCTGGGTGCAGTAGACCGGTACCGGCCCGCCGCCGGTGGGCAGCCAGCGATGGAACGGCCAGGGTTCACGATCGTCGTCCGTTCGACTGATGGGGCTGGCGGTGTGCCGTCGGCGCAGCCCACGATGGCGGTCGCTGCTGCGGTGCATTCGCTGTTGCAGGCGTTCCCGCCGAACTCAACGGTCGCTGGTGGCACGCACGGCCGGATCGGCTGCGTCGAGATGCTCGCACCGCCGTACCTCGCCGATCGTGACGAGCGCGGCCGGTACATGATGGTCGCTCGCGGCATCGTGTGGGACGCCACACCTTGAGCGCGTTCGATGGTGCCGGGCCGGTTGCTGCGGTCCCTCGACATCAGGGCACGCTGCGGTGTCCTGGTCCGGTGGGCGACAACGGTGAGCGGTTGGGGTGCGGCCGGTTGTTGGCCGAGCTGATTACGGCACCGTTCAGGTTGTCGTGTCCTCGCTGCAAGTCCACGATCAGCGGCTGACAATCGACTAGCGCAGTGGCCTTCCCTGCGGGGAGGGTCTTTCTGCGTTTTGGAGGTTGCTTCGCTGTCACGCCTCCGGTGCGTAGCCTGAGGACACACAGTGACCGCCGTGTCCAGACCGAGCCACAGTGACCTTCGTGTCCGGTTCGCCCGCAAGGGGTCTAGGACGCTGCCTGACCACCGGAGCGAACCCATGAAGGTGATCCTGCACAACAGCGGCAACCACGGCTCAGATCGCTTCCTAGCGTCCCCAGACGAGCAAGAGGTGCCCGCCGCGTTCGGTCGAGCGATGGTCGCACGCGGCATGGCCACCGAAGTGAAGAAGCAACGGCAGACCGCAGCGGCTGCCGATGACGAGCAAGGCGAGGGCTGATGGCACCGACGTTCACTCACGGCAAGGGCGCGACCGTGATCGGCAACCAGTACGCGCTGTCCTCAGCAATGAACGACGTGTCGCTGTCGCAGACCGCTGACACCGCCGACGTGACCGTGTTCGGACTCGATGACCGGGCGTACCTGGCCGGGCTGCGCGACGGCACCATGTCGCTGACCGGGTTCTGCGACGGCTCCACCTTAGAAATGGACCGGCGGCTCCAGGCAATGATCGGCTCGGACACCTCGGTGTTCTCCGTCGGCCCGTCAGGGAACACGGTCGGTGATCCGTGCGTGCTGCTCGCCGGACCTGTCACCGCCTATGACGTGTCCTCCCCAGCGACTGATGTGGTCGCAGCGTCGGCGTCGGTCCAGTTCTCGTCGCAGGCATCGGACGGGTTCTGGTTGGCGAGCCTTGCGACAAGGTCGGCGGCAGTGACCGGGTCGGCAGTCACGCTGTCACCGTCCACGGCGACGACCGGCGGCGCAGCAGGGCACCTGCACGTCACAGGCGGGACGACCTCGCAGACCGCCACCGTCGAGCTGTCCGTGATCGTTCAAGACAGCAGCGACGGCGTGACCTGGGCCGACTACATCACCTTCACAGACATCGACTCGACGAACCCGGCAGGGTACGAACGCAAGACCTCAACCGCATCCTGCAACGAGTACGTGCGCGCGCACGTCGACGCGCAAGGGTCCACATCCATCACCTACGCCGTGGCATTCGCACGGTACTGAGCAACAGGAGCACCACAGATGGCACCAACTTTCCGACACGGCAAGGGCGGCATTTTTACTTGCAGCGACACGGGCGGCACCACCTTCACGCTGTCCAGCGGCCTGAACGAGTGCAGCCTCAACACGGTCGGCGAAACCGCTGACGTGACCACGTTCGGTGACGATGACCGGGCGTACATTGCCGGGCTACGCAACCACACTCTCTCCCTGACCGGGCTGTTCTCCTCGACGCACGAGGCGCGGCTGCGTGGCATGGTCGGCAACACCACTGCATCGAACTTCGTGTTCGGCCCGCAGGGCAACACGACCGGGTTCCCGAAACTGTCCGGCGCGTTTCACCTGACCGCCTACGACGTGTCAGCTCCTGTCGCAGATGTTGTGACGGTCAGCCTGTCCGGTCAGATCACCGGAGCTGTTGCTTCGGGCACGTTCTGAGCGACGTAACCTGCGATCATGGCATCCCTGAAAGACATCATTCTCACCGCTGACGACTTGTCGCAGCGCACCGTCGACGTGCCCGAGTGGCCGCATCCCGACACCGGGCAACCGGTGCGGCTGCTGCTGAAGGCGCCGTCGCTGCGACGACGAAACCAGTTGCAGGCGTCGTTCACGACAGACGACACCGGCAAGCTGACCGCCGAGCAGTACAACCGGATCGCGGTCACGTTGCTCGGTGAGATGGTGTTCGATCCTGACGACATCGAAGCCGGTCCGCTGTTCGCCGATCCGGCTGACCGCGACGCGTTGCTTGACAAGTCGGGGGCGGTGTGCTGGCGCATCTCCGAGGAGTGCATGGTGCTCGCAGGGTTCAAGACCGTCGACGACAGCGACTCGCCGGAGGAGGCGCTTGTCGACGCGGGAAAAGGCTATTCCTGGTAGGCCAGCCGGGGGCACGCAACCGATTCATCCTCGCCCAGAGGCTCCACATGACCGTTGAACAGATGGAAGCGAACATGGACTACGGCGAGTATGTGCTGTGGCTCGCTCACCTGGGTCTAGAAGCGTGGGAGCAAGATCAGGCTAGGAAGCGGGCGTCATGGCGCTAAACGTCGGCGAGCTGGTCGCATCGCTCAAGATGAACACGACGGAGTTCCAGTCTGGGCTGCGTCGAGCGCAAGGCGCACTAGGCGAACTGTCCGGTCAAATGGAAAAGACCGGGAAGTCGATGACGACGAAGCTGACGTTGCCGCTGCTCGGTGTGGCAGCGGCAGCCGTCAAACTGGCCGACGACTTCGAGCTTGAAATGTCGCGCATCCAAGGTCTGGTGGGTGCTACTGGCGACGAGGTCGCTGCGATGAGCGACGACATTTTGGAGCTGGCAGGGGACGTTGGGAAAGCGCCACGCGAACTCGCTGAAGCGATGTTCGCCATCCAGTCGGCAGGCATCAAGGGTGCGGCGGCGACGGAGGCGTTGACGATCGCAGCGAAAGCAGCGACCGCCGGTCTGGGCAGCACCCGTGACGTGGCGCTCGCAGCGGCGTCAGCAATGAACGCCTACGGGCAGGCTGAACTGTCAGCCACGCAGGCGACCGACATCCTGACCGCCACGGTGAAGGAAGGCAACCTAGCCGCAGCCGAGTTAGCGTCCTCGATCGGCAAGGTCATCCCGGTGTCGGCCGCTGCGGGTGTCGGCCTGGACGAGGTCGGCGCAGCCATTGCGCTGATTACCCGGAACGGTGCGAACGCTGCGGAGGCCACCACTCAGGTGCGGGCGATGCTGCTGTCGTTGAACGCACCAACGAAGCGGGTGCAGGCGGTGTTCGAGGCGGCAGGGATCTCCGCTGACGGGTTGCGGCAGGTGCTCGCCGAGGACGGCCTGATCGCTGCGCTGCGAATGGTCGAGCGAGCAGCGAAAGGTGACGCGTCGGTCATGCGGCAACTTCTCGGGTCGTCCGAGGCGCTGTCCGGTGCGCTGACGCTGCTGAACGGCGACGCCGAAACAGTGGCAGCCGTGTTCGACAGCGTGGCAACGTCGGCAGGGATTACTCAGGACGCGTTTGACGTTGCGGCGAACACGTCCTCAGTGCAGTTCCAAATGGCGCTCCAACGCATGAAGGCCGCCCTGATCGACTTGGGTGCGGTGCTGTCACCGATCCTGACCGCCGCGACGAACGCTGTCGGTGACTTCGTCAGCATCATCTCGTCGATGTCCGGTGGCGAACAGCGACTGCTGCTGGTCTTGGGCGGGATCGTTGCGCTGGCCGGTCCGGTGATGATCGGCATCGGCAAGATCGGCACGGCGATGACTGTGATGTCGACGCAGGCGGGCACGGCGGCAGCGTCAGCCGCGGCACTCAACCTCGCGCTGGCGGGTGTGGCTGCGGTCGCCGCACTCGGTGTGTTCGTGTTCATGGACTTCAAGAAACGGCAGCGCGACTTCCAAGAGCAGGTCGACCACACGAACGACGTAATGATCGAGTTCAACGACGTCGGCGCAGTCACAGCCGCCACCGTGCAGAAGATCAGCGACGCTCTCCCTGACGCCACTGAAGGCATGGACGACCTTTCCGAAGCGCTCGGTAGCACCGCTAAAGACGTCCTGCTGTTCGAGCAGATGGCAGCGGCAGGACTGACTGAAGCGTTCATCACAGCACGATCCGCTGGTGCAGACTTCGGGCAGATGCTTGAGATGTCGCAGGACCAACTCGCTGAACTTGATCGCGAGCTGAAATCGGTAGCCACCGACGGCAAGAGCTGGGAGGACGCGCTCAACGAGTTGACGCCTGAAAGTCGGGAGTTTGCTTCAGCCATCATGGAAGTAGTGCAGGCAGGCGATCTCACAGCAGATCAACTAGTCGGGATGGTTGACGCTGTGTTTGCAGTCGAACGGGGACTCAGGGCAGCGCGTGAGGAGAACGAGCAAACTTCTAGATCGTTTTTCGAGAGCGGGGATGCCTACCGGGTTCTGACCGAGCAACTGGGCTACAGCGAGGCAGCGGCTGACGAGCTGTTCCAGCAACTGACAAACCTGGGTCGGGACACGTCCTATGTGGACGCTGCCGCAGTCGTGGTCGACTTGTTGCAAGACCAGGAGTTCTGGACAGGTCTAGCTGCGGCGCAGCTTGCCGACTACGGCAACACGGTGGAGCAAGAGGTCGTGCCCGAGGTCGAGGAGCTGACCGTGAAACTAGGCGAGCTGTACCAAGGTTTCGTGGTCCTCAACGAACTGTTCTTCGACGCCGAGGACATGATCGCCGACCTGGCTGAAGGAGTCACCGATCTGGCTGACAGCTTCGACCGGAACACCCGTGAAGGGCGCGACAACATCCGCACCGTCGACGCGTTCATTCGAGCGGTCGGGCAGTCAGCCTCGGTCGTGGAGGAGTCGACCGGGTCAGCGGACGCTGCTGCGGCTGCGGCGAAAGAAATGGCGCTGGAATACCTTGCGACCGCAGCGGCTGTCGGGGCGAACACGGATGCGATCAAGGACCTGCTGATCCAGGCCGGGCTGCTGACGCAGCAGGACTTCGAGGTGGACCTGCTGATCCGAGCGAACGCAGGCGACCTGGAAGCGGTCAAGCAGGTCATCGACGGGCTGCGAGACAAGTCGATCACGATCTCGATCGCGGCTGAGGTGACCGGCATCACGAAGTCGAAAGAGGCACTGGAGGGATTCGTCGGCGGTGCGATCGGCAAGTTCGGTGCAGGTGGGCCGATCCCTGGGCCGAGCGGGCAGGCGGTCCCGATCATCGCGCACGGCGGCGAGTTCGTACTGTCAGCCGATGTGGTCGACGCAATCCGGCAAGGCGGCACCACACGCGGCCTCGACGCAACCGGCGGCGGCGCTGCCGACATGGCAGGCACCACCATCCTGAACTACGGAATCATAAACCAGGGCACGTCCGACGGCATCGCCACGCTGCGAAACAGCGGCGACTCGAACAGTGTGCGAGTCAGCTAATGACAACACGAATCGACCTCGTCAACAGCGCCGACGCACCCGCCGGAACGACGCTGCGAATGAACGACGGCACCGCTGACGCCGACGGCAACCTCTGGAACGTGCAGCAGCTCACCGGCTGGGGCAGCCGTCAAGCGAACGTGCAGACCGCGAAGCGGATGGCGACCGACGGTGTGATCGTGACGAACGCGACCTACGGGCCGCGACTGCTGACCCTGACCGGCGTCGCCGTGATCGCAGCGACCTCAGACTGGTGGGAGGCGATGGCCCGATTCGAGTCGGCGTGCGACCATGTCACAGCTGACGGGAAGGTGCGGGTGTATGAACGGGGCGGCGCCAGGCACGCCGGAACCCGCCTGCAAGGCCAGCCATGCTTCCAGTTCATGTCAGGCAGTCCACGCAGCCTCTCATGGTCCGTG